ACTTGGTTCATTTGGAATTGCAGGAGCAGAAAAGGTATATAAGAAATAATGCCAAAAAAGAATACAATAACCTTTGTAAGAAGAAATGGAAAAAAGAAAACAAGGCAAGGGCAAAGCAAGAGAACAAAGTATGGTACAAAAATTAGTAAAAAATATTACAAGAAAAGATATAGAGGGCAAGGATAATGGCAATAGAATTTGAAAATATTTATAAAGATAGAGTAATTGATACGATCCAAAAGTTGTTAAAACAAAATCTTTCTTCTATTCCTATCATGTTTGATGAACATAGAGGACAAGAAAGTTTTTTAATTGTACCTGAAGCAGATGCTTTTGTTGATTATGCAAGTAATGTACATATAAGACAATTTACAACAACAATCAACTATCAATTACGAAAAGGTGGAGAGTACACCAAAGAGAATCAATTAAACAGATTGACAATGATAGCAGAAGTTGTCAAAAGACTTTTATTCGATAATAGAAACTATGAAAGTGGTAATATCACATTTTGGTATGGTGGTATTGTATCAAGTGTAGAATATACACGAGATGAAGAAGATGAAACTATATCTAATGTTATCATCACTTTCCAATGTAACATAAACGAGGTGATTTCATGAAGTATAAACACATAAAAGGACTTCAACTACAAAAACCATCATATCTTAACACACCTAATCAAAAGATTAGAGAGTTGTTAGCTGGTAAAGAAGTTGAGTTAGAAAAAGAAAACTTGGAAGAATTTGAATCTTTAGGTGTTCAAGTTCAACCAGTAAAAAAAGAACAACCTAAAAAGAAAGTAAAAAAAGAGGAGAAATAACACATGGCAGTTAGTGGAAAAGTCTATTCTAAAAGTGATTTTAGTGTAGGTATAAAAAACAAAAATGCAACTGCATTTGAAACAGCAGCAGCTAATGATACTGCATACGAGTTACTTCCTGTAATTAATGTATCTGCACCAGTCCTCAATCTTGTTGAAAGTGGTGAGATACGAAGCAATAATGCAGGAATGATTGAACTTGATACAGATCAATTTAGAACTCAAAAAGGTGGATTTATCACTATGGATTTTGAAGTTCCAGCAGAACGAGATATGATTGTTCGTATGTTAGCTAATGTATTGCAAGATCATGGTGAAGCAGATACTGGTGGTTCAGCACCATACATTCACACTATTCAAGCAACTTCAGGTGCAGCTTTATCAAGACCTGATTTTACAGGATCATCAAGTTCAGGAATACCAAGTCTATTTGACATTGGTTTATATTACCCTGAATCTGCACAAGATAAACTGATTACAAGTGCTGTATTACAAAGTTTAACTATGAACTTTGATATGACTGATGGTAGATGTTTACTAAGTGGAACATTTTATTCAGGTATGACAAGTTCAAGTAAGTTCTTAGTAGAACAAACTTTGAGTGCTAATTCAGCAGCACCAACTCTAATGAGTACATCACCAACACAAATAGAATCTTACTTTGATGTTAAGAAACTTGATGTTGATGGAACTTCGTTAGCAGATATGGTGATTACTGGAGTATCATTTACATTTGAAAACAATGTAGCAAGAGTAGGTAGAGATTCTAATGGTGATGCAGAAGCATACGCATTTGGTATCCCATCAGTAAACATTACTGGAGAAATTTCATTAATGTATGATGCTAACTTTGACTTTGCAAGTGGTGGTAATGTATTACAAGACTTTTTAAGTGGTAATACTGCAACACTAAAACTTCAGCAAGGTGATGGTACAGTTTCAACAGCAGGTGAGATGAACATAGAGTGCGAAATCTATTCAACAGCAGTAAACTTAGATCCGAATGCAGACACAGGTGCAGTAATTACAATTCCATTTAAAGTAGTACAACCTACTTCAAGTGGTGCAGCATCAGGTACAGCATTTAAGTTTGAGTATGCAGATTCAACCCAAGCAAGTGGTTGGTAAAGGAGTAACAAATGAAGGTTAAAATGTTCGATAAAGAGTGGGAAGTTAAGGATATTAACTACAAAGAAAAGCGAGAACTTTGGCAATTAAGTCTTAGTTCTTTTGCTGGCTCTGAAGTAGTGCAAGAAAAATACTTCGATATGATCAACAAAGTAGAAGAACTATCAGGTCTTTCAGAAAAAGATTATGTTCACAAAGATAAGAGTCTTTTAACAATGGCTGAAATTGATCTTTTACTTCAAGAAGTATTTGCTTCCTATATGAGTACTGAAAAAAAAGACTCATAGGACTTTGTAGTTATGTGTGGTTTTCTCAAATGGGATTCCCACACATAACTTTAGAGTTTCCATACAAAAGGCAAAGTCCTTTAACCAAAAAGGTTAAGACTTATGAAAACTTAGAACAAGTATGGGAAGAAATAGAGATGTTAGTTGATAGCTGGAAAGAGAGTCAATTTTCTCTTGGCAGAAATCTTTACTTTCATTTACCCTTGTTTATGAATCCACAATGGATCGTAGATATTGAATATCAAATGGTATTAAAGGAATATAACTGGATTAAGGATTTTAATATTCCACTTGCAAGTACATTAGATGAAGTAATTGCAAGTAAATTAGATGAATTTGATGTTATAAATAGTGAGATAAAATCAATTCAACTTTATATGGGCGAAAAAAATGGCAGATAAAAGAATAAGATTATTAGTACAAGCAGAAGTATCTAAAGCTGTAAGAAATTTAAACAAGTTAGAAAAAGAAACTGATGAAACAAAGCAATCGGCATCGGAATTAACTTCTACATTTAAGAATTTATTTGGTGCAGCAGTATTAGGTGCAGGTGCAAGAAGTGTTATACAAACAGCAAGTAATTTTGAAAGTTTACAAGTAAGACTTGTTGCTTTAAAAGGAAGCACAGAAGAAGGTGCTAAAGCATTTCAACAATTTACAAAGATTGCAGCAACCACACCTTTCCAGGTACAAAATGTAGTAGAAGCTGGTGCTACACTTGAAGCATTTGGTGTAAGTAGTGAAGATTCTCTAAAATCTATTGCTGACTTAGCAGCATTTATGGGTACAGATATTGTAGATGCAAGTGCAGCATTTGGTCGTGCTTTTGCAGGTGGTGCTGGTGCAGCAGACATACTTCGTGAAAGAGGTATTTTACAATTAATCAAAGATGCAGAAGGCATAGAAGATTTATCAAAATTAACTTTACCTGAATTTAGAGAAGCTTTGGAAAGGGCGATGACCGATCCTGATGGTAAGATTGCAGGTGCTACTGACTTATTAGCTGCAACATTTAGTGGTAAAATTTCTAATATGCAAGATGCTGTAGATCAATTACAAAACTCTATTGGGCAACAATTATTAGGAGATTTAGGAGATTTTGCTTTAGTAGTAAGAGATTCAGCAATTAGCATGACTGATTTTGTTGATAATTTATCAGAAGAACAAGTAGGCAATATAAAAGAATTTGCTACAACTATTGGTGTAATGGCAGCAGGATATGGTGCTTTAAATGTTGGTATTATGGTTTCTAATATATCTCTTGGATTGTTTACAAAAAGAATAGCATTTTTCTTAGCAGCATTTGAGGGGATAAATACAGTTATTCGTAATTTAACTCTTGTTCAAGAAAAAATAGTATCTGCAAGATTAGCAATGGCTGAATTTGAGTTAGAGCAAGACAAAAGAACACCTAATCTAATTTTAGGAGATCAAGAATCTTTACAAGAAAGAGTTGATTTTTTTAAACAAAAATTATCTGAATTACAAACTACTAATGAAGGTATTTCATTTGAAAAAGGTATGTTTACTAAAATACTTATGGGAGATGAAGAAGTAAGTGTTGATGATATAATAGAAGATATAAACAAAGTTAATGAAGCAACACAAAAAATGGCAAACACAACAAATGAAGCCAATAAATCAACAGAAGATGGTAATAAAAAGAAAAATGAATCAAATAAAAAAACTTTAGAAGAACAATTAACAAATTTGGCTACTGAAGGTAAGATAACAAAATCAAATGCAATATCTACTATACAAGCCAAATCGAAAGAGTCAGCTGCATCTTATATTGCAAGTATATTTAAAGGAATTGGATTTCCAGCAAACATTGTTTTAGCAGGATTAGCTACTGCAGCTATTGATAAATTGTTTGAGCCATTGACACAATTTCAAAGTGGTGGATCGTTTATAACAAACAAAAGAACAACCCTTCCTATTGGAAATGGAATTGTAGTTGGTGATAATGCAAGTGGTATGGAACGAGTAGATATTACTCCATTACCAAGCCCTACAAGTAGTGGAAACAACATCACAATAAACATATCTGCCCCATTGGTAGATGAAACAGTAGTAGATACAATAATACCTGCTATAAGACGAGCAGAAAAACTAAACCTATAAGGAGATACTAAAGTGGAACTTGGAAAAGGAACTAAATTTACATTGAATATTGAAACACTTGTCAGTATTGGTGTAACAATATTTATGATAGTTGGTTTATGGTTTAATCTTCAAGCAGACATAGAGGAAGCTAAGAAATTACCTGAACCACCAATCAGCAGAACAGAATACGATTTAAAAGATCAAATGATTCGTAATTCTATTTTAAATACTGAAGAAAAAGTAGAAAAATTAGAAGAAAAAGTAGATGACATTAAAGATGATACAAGAAGCATCAATGATACTTTACTGAAAATGAATAATAACTAATGAGGATAGATTATGAAAAAATGGATACTATCATTGTGTATATGGCTTGGACTATCTACATCTTGGCTGTACTCGCAATCAGTCAATTTGGATAATTTCCAAGATATTCAGTTAATGAAAAACGAGTTTTGTGCTGTAATAGAAGTCAATGCTTCTTGGAATTGGGCAAACAAAATACCATTAGAAAAAATAGATAAATGCTATACTGGATATGTTGATCTTGCCAACAAAAACATAGGTGCAGTCATTCAAAAAGAATGGGACATCAAAGTAGTACCTACCATTATTATATTTGAATATGGTGTAGAGGTAAAACGATTTGAAGCAGACCTTTCTATGAAATTTAGAGAAGATGAAATACTAAATAACATAAGAAGGGAGATTGGTCAATAATGTCTAAACATTTTACCAAACCTAAATTAAGAGAACGAATTAAGAATCGTATAATGAGAGGTTCTAAGGGTGGTAGAAGTGGTCAATGGTCTGCAAGAAAATCACAACTTCTCGTAAAAGCATACGAAAAAGCAGGTGGTGGATATAGAGGTGGCAAAACTAAAGCAGCGAAATCTCTTTCAAGATGGACTAAACAAAAGTGGACTACAAAGTCAGGTAAGAAATCATCAAAGACTGGTGAAAGATATTTACCTGAAAGATTGATTAAGTCTATGAGTTCATCACAATATGCTTATGAAACAAGAAAGAAACGAGCAGCAACTAAAAAAGGTAAACAATCTGCTAAATATTCTAAACGAACTACTAAAAGAATAAGGAGATATACATGAGTTTTACGAACTCTAATTATTCAGCAAAGCTATCACCAACTATGACTGAAAATTGGTTGGTACAAATATTTAAAAATACAACTTCAAGTGTATCTACAACTGATACTCCTGATTTTAAGTTTAGTTTTTCGGAAACTACTTATAACAATTTAAACTATTATCCTGCGATCCTTAATAAACCAAGTATATCTTATTCACTTGATCTAAAAGGATTTACAACAAAAACTGGATCAGTAACTTTAAATCTTGCTAATATAAACTTAGATGGCACAACTTTATTAGAACTATTAGGAAACGATACTATTAATGGACAAGTTAATATTTTATCTCAAATTGATAATGATAATACTGCTGCTAATGCTTTACAAATATTTAGTGGTAGAGTTAGTAGCTTTGCTTACAGAAACAACACCATAGTATTAAGTCTTGTATCCAATAGACCATTTCAGAATGTATCTATACC